CGTCAAGGTAAGACTCGTAAAGGTTCTTATGCGGCATATATGGACGTGAGTCATCCTGACATTATCGAATTTCTAAACATGCGTATCCCGACAGGTGATGTGCAACGTAAAGCATTGAACCTCCACAATGCACTTAATATTAGTGACGAGTTTATGGAGGCAGTTAAACATGGAATTTCTTTTGATCTTCGTGATCCAAAGGACAACGGTGTTAAAGACACAGTCGATGCCCGTAAACTATGGGAACGTATCCTTGAGACACGATTCCGTACAGGTGAACCTTACCTGAACTTTATTGATACTGCGAATGCAGATCTACCACAACCACTGAAAGATAAAGGATTGAAGATTCATGGATCTAACCTATGTAACGAGATACACCTTCCCACAGATGCAGAACGTACTGCCGTATGTTGTCTGTCTTCTTTAAATCTGGAGTATTATGATGAGTGGAAAGACACCACAATTGTACAAGATCTTGTTCGTATGCTTGATAATGTTCTTGAGTACTTCATTGACAATGCGCCTGATACAATTGAAAGAGCAAAGTATTCAGCCGCAAGGGAGAGAAGTATTGGTCTTGGTGCGATGGGTTTCCACAGTCTACTACAGAAACACGGTGTAGCATGGGAGTCTGAGACCGCACGAGAGATCAACAAAGTTGTATTCGAAACAATTAACTCTCGAGCGCATGAAGAGACAGAACTTCTTGCGACCGAACGTGGAGAGTATCCAGACGGAGAAGGATCGGGTAAGAGAAACTCTCACTTGATGGCAATCGCACCAAATGCATCATCTGGTGTTATCCTATCAACGAGTCCATCTATTGAACCGTTGAAGGCGAACGCATATACACACCGTACACGGGCAGGTTCGTTCCTAGTGAAGAACAAGTACTTGACAAAGTTACTTGACGATAAAGGTGAGAACAACGAATCCAATTGGACATCGATTATCACCAACAAAGGTTCGGTACAACACTTACCGTTCCTGACCGAAGGTGAGAAGGCGATCTTTAGAACTGCTCAAGAACTCGACCAGATGTGGGTGGTACAACATGCAGCTGAACGTCAACCGTTTATCTGTCAAGGTCAGAGTGTAAACCTATTCTTCCCTGCTGGTGCAGAGAAGTCTTATGTGAGTCGAGTACACTATAGTGCGTGGGACAAAGGTCTCAAGGGTCTGTATTATCTACGTACCGAGGCGAAACAACGTGCAGAGAATGTATCGGACAAGATTGAACGTGTAGCACTTGCAGAAGACACACGCACTATTGTTTACGGTAAAAAGAATTGTCCCTATTGCCAAATGGCAAAAGATGAGTTAAAATTACGTGGTGTCGCATATGATTATATTGATCTCGCAGACATTGGTAAGACAGCGGCAGAAGTAACTGGTCGTAAGGTCAAGACTGTACCACAGATCTACATCGAAGGACAATATGTTGGTGGGTGGGACGAACTACAGGCATTCATGAACAAAACTGCACTAGACATGAACGAAGAAGGTGATGAGTGCAGAGCATGCGAAGGTTAGTAGTATTTGGTGACAGTTGGGGAATGGGGTATCTCAAGAACTCTGATAATAGTAGAAATGATGTCTATCGGAACTTCCCCAGATTGCTCGCCGAAGATCTAGGGGTAGAACTTCTAAATTATTCTCAAACTGGTCATTCGATGACATGTATGGTGAACGACTTCATCTTATATGTAAATCAAGAACACCGAGAGGGAGACTTGGTGTTGATGCTTTGGACAGAGTGGGATAGGACGACTGTTCGAACTAAACCCCATAATGAGTTTCCTGTGATAACGGATTCTCGAATGGACGATATACACCCAAGAGGGTATAAAAATAGGTATATTGGAGTGCCTCAAGGTTTTGATCTCATAAACCAGACGGTAATTAACCATGCAAAGTTTTCTGGAAAGTCTGATCCTGATAAGGAATGGTGTGTAGACACTACCAATACTTTAGAAGACCCATTATATCAGAGACTATTAGGTAAAATGTCTTATCGCACATTCAAGGATATATGTCATGAAAAGAACATACCTTACCTACAAACGTTTAGTTGTTGTGAAGGACACAAGGCAGATGAAGTGCGATGGTACGTATCTGGGGATGGATCTGAGTTAACAACGCAAATGACTAGATGTCCGCAGGAAACGATTGAAGTAACTAGGGATTATCCTATAATCGATAAGGACGATCCGACTATCATTGAGTCGGGAAAATATAGTAATACTTTGATAGACATAGTCATCGATAACTGGTTAGGTGACAGATACAAGAAGGCGTACTTTAAAGAAAAGCGTGGGATCATACGGGCGCATAGTTTTGAAAACAAAAGATGGAAAGAACATTTGAATAGTCACTGTATGCACCCGACTCCAGAAGGTCACAAATTAATTGCCAAGACATTGGCGCCGTACATCAAGAGAAAATTAGAGGAATAAATGGCATTACTAGAATTTAGCAAAACTTATAAACCCTTCAAGTTTCCTTGGGCAGTAGAACTGACTAAGAAACACGAAGAGATTCACTGGGTAGAAGACGAGGCAGAATTGTCCGAAGATATCCAAGACTGGAGAACCAAACTATCTCATGAAGAGAAAGAGTTTGTTACTCAAGTACTACGATTGTTTACACAGTCAGATGTACAGGTAGGGGAGAACTATCACGAACTGTTGATTCCGAAGTTTAAGAACAACGAGATCCGTAACATGTTATCATCGTTCGCAAACCGTGAAGGTGTACACCAACGTGCCTATGCACTGTTGAACGACACTCTGGGTTTACCTGACGAAGAACACCATGCGTTCCTTGAGTACAAGGAGATGGCTGACAAGATCGACTTCATGAAAGAGGGTGACATTCATTCTCATACTGGACTTGCACTTGTACTGGCACAATCTGTATTCAACGAAGGTATGTCATTGTTCGCATCATTCGTAATGCTGTTGAACTTCCAACGTTTCGGTAAGATGAAAGGTATGGGTACAATCGTTGAGTGGTCGATTCGTGACGAAACCATGCATGTACAAGGCAACGCTAAGTTGTTCCGTGAGTTTTGTGAAGAACACCCCCGAATTGTAAATGATGAACTGAAGTCAAAGATCTACGAGATGGCGAAGAACGCTGTTAAGTTAGAAGATCGATTCATCAAACTTGCATATAAGTCTGGAGACATCGAAGGACTTTCGCAAGAAGAAGTAAGACAGTACATTCGTCACATCGCTGACAGACGTTTATTACAACTTGGTATGAAACCTAAGTTTGGTGTTAAGGACAATCCACTACCGTGGTTGGACTGGGTACTGAACGGTGCTTCACACGACAACTTCTTTGAGAAACGAGTAACCGAATATTCTGTGAATGGAATGGAAGGCGAATGGGGTTGGGATGATATGTTTGAAACCGAGGTCGCTTAATGTGGGAATTGGTTTGTGGGGTATGTGACTGCATAACCACGGTATCAGAAGAAACGGAGTCTGAAGAGACTCCGCAATTCTGTCCCATGTGTGGTACTCCCATTGAAGCGGAGTTAGTTGACTGATATATACCAGTATGACTTGGTATTATGAAGACAAAGAATTTACACCAGACGAATCCTTTTTAGAAGACTATCAAGGATTCGTTTATCTATTGACCGAAGAAACTACTGGTATGAAGTATATCGGTAAGAAGTTCTTCTGGAAACCCAAAGTTCTGCCTGTTACAAAAGCAAGAAAGAGACGTAAACGAACAAGAGTCCAATCTGACTGGATGAAGTATTACGGATCATCGGCAGAAGTCAAACTACTAATCGAACGAGGAGAAGCATCCTTTAGTCGTAAGATACTTAAATTGTGTCGTACCAAAGGTGAGTGTTCCTACTTCGAAACCAAGTATCAATTCGATCACGATGTTCTATTGCGTGATGACTACTACAATGCCTTTATCGGATGTAAGATTCACGGCAAACACCTACCCGCTGACCTAAAGAAAGAACCCACCCGAAAACCAGAACCTTGGCATAATAGATCTTAAAATAATTTAAAAAAACGCTTGACTTTCTTTGCCCAGTACCGTATAATACTTGTATTGATTATGAGAACTGAGAGAGAAAAAGTTATGCATGTTTACTTCCTGAAATCCCTGAAAGATAATTCACTTATCGATGATAAGAAATTCGCCAAGATCTCTGATGCTATTTACCATCGTGACGAGCTCGATATGATTGATGACGCTTGGATTGATTCCAAGTGGGTCGAAACTAAATAACTGAGAGAGATATATTATGCAAGATTTAAAACGTGTTATCGAATCCTACATGCTTGAAGCGGTTGCTGATCCAGAAAACCGTTTCCCTAATAACGACATCAACTGGAACTTCGTTGACGCTGATACTTACATGCGCCTCAATCCAGTACGTGATACTGTTGATATGTACTATAAACTGTTTAATGAGATAGCGGAAGAGATTGAACTTTCCGCTTGACATTTCCTGCCCAATGTACTATAATGTTTACTTAATTGATGAGAGATTCCTATGACTGTTAATGATATTATGAATGACGTTCGTGACCTCCTTGAGAAACAAAACGATTCCTATGCCTTCCGTGAAGGATATTACGACTCCATGCTTCGTTCTATGGCGATGAAGTACCCTGAAGTGTTAGAAGAATTAATATCTACTAGAGATTATTTGGAGAGTACAACGTGAAAGATGTGATATGGTATGTTGTGATTGAATCTGAGACTAAAGAACAAGAGATGTGGAAACAATCATTCTCTACCGAAGAAGACGCTCGAGAGTGGGCAGATAAACAAGAGTTTTATAAATATTACCTATACTCATACAAGGTGTAAAAAATGGTTAGAATTGCAATAGGTTTCTTTATTTTGTTCGGGGCAGTTGGATTCGAAGATATGATGATTGAAGCGAATCAACCGCAACCACTAACTCCTTTCTTATTGAAAGTCTGTATAGGATTTTCATTAATGGGATGGGGACTTTTAAGTATAAATAAACGAGGTATTGATAATGTTTGAGATATCACCACAATTAGTCGCAAACTTGGCGCATCAGTTTATCCACATGCCACAACATCCAGATTGGTCTGGGTTACAGGCATCTCTACAGACTCAAGGATTTGACTCTGCTCAAGTATTCGAAGTAATGCAAGCAATCCGAGAAGGGAACTATTAATGGCAAAAAAGAAAGTGTCAAGAGAACAACATCTTTCACGTCTTCAACGATGGGAGATTATCGATATCCATGACGGATATGTTTTGACATGTACAGAGATTGATGACACCGAGGGATTCGTAAAACATTCCTACGAGGGAACCAATCCCAAAGGCGATGATGTATTTAATGTGGAGTTGGAACACTTCACATATCAGGCGAACCATGCCTTTGTAATTGATGAATTTAGACGATTGGTATACAGTGATTTAAAATGAATATATTCCACCTAGATAATGATCCAGTGAAAGCAGCACAGATGATGTGTGACAAACATGTCGTAAAAATGATCGTAGAGTACGCCCAATTGATGTCTACCGCACATCGTGTGTTGGATGGTACTGAGTACTATGACAAGACCAAGAACGGTCGTAAGATCAAACGATGGAAACTAGAACCTACTGCACAAGAACAACTCTTGTACAAAGCGTCCCACGTAAACCATCCGTCCAACATATGGACACGTAAGTCTAACGGCAACTACCGTTGGTTGTACAAGCACTTCCAAGAATTGTGTAAAGAGTACACCAGACGTTACGGTAAGATTCACCTGACCCAAGAGAAATTGAGTGGTCAGTTGTGGTTCTCTCCCAAGAACATCGACCAAGTAGAACCCCTCACAGAGTTCGCACAGGCGATGCCAGATTCGTGTAAGAAGGACGATCCTGTTCAAGCATACCGTCAGTACTACGTTCAAGAAAAGGCGTACATGGCGAAGTGGACGAACCGTGAAGTCCCCAGTTGGTTCAAGTGATAGGTAGATTCGTCATCTTGTTCTGGTTGGCAATCAGTGTCGATAATCATGATGACTACTATGGCATCAAGACTAGTCAACGTAGATTCGAAGAATGTAAAAAAGTTGTAATTATTTCATAAAAACGCTTGACATTCTCTGCCCAGTAACGTATAATACTTGTATTGATTATGAGAACTGAGAGAGAAAATATGATTACTAATTTTATTGCGTTGCGTTCGAATCCTGAGTTAGTCAAGTTCCGCAACTATGTCCTATCCTTTTATGCGTATGATTCAAAACTTTATCCTATCGAAGACCTTACTGTTGCTAAAGTCGAGAAAGCGATCATGCAATACATTAAACTAGTTATCAGTCCCAAGACTCACTTCGAGTGGGCTGCAGATTCGATTGACCGTGAACGTGTTAGAGACATTCTTTTGAAAGATTACCATATGATGAAATTAATAAGTGAGGTGTCAAAATGAGTTTTGCAACTAATCCCCAAAATGCCGTGACATATGTTTCTGATCCGTCACACAGTTACCTGAAAGTTCCAGTCCGTTTGGCTGAGAACCTAAACTTCACCGACAAGATCTCGGAGTACTCGTTCTTCAACGAAGAGTATATCTGGTTAGAAGAAGATGTTGATATGGCGTTGTTCTTCAATGCGTTAGACGAACGTTCGCTTCCTGAACCAATGATCTTTTCAGAGACTCTTGAAGAACGGGCATCGTTCCGATTGTATCCAAGATTCTCTGCAAAAAACTTATAATTAATTAAAGAAAACGCTTGACAAAACATGCCCAGCATGAGATAATAGTTACCTAATTGATTGAGAGAGAGAAGAAAATTATGGCTTATGTATCACAAGAGAAGAAAAAAGCATTAACCCCTGCGATCAAAGCAGTCCTTAAAAAGTACAATGCTAAAGCGTCTATCGCTGTTCGTCACCATTCAACCCTTGTTGTTAATATCAAGTCTAGTGATCTAGATATCGTGAGTGCTAGTAACGAATCGAGACTCGACCAGATCGAACGTGAGTTATATCACAACCCTAATTACTATGTTCAGTTAGACGATTACGTCAATGTCAATGAGTATTGGATTGAAGATACTTACAAGAAACATCCTGAGATTGTTTCGTTCCTGACTGAACTAAAATCTGCGATGGAAGGTGATGACTTCTTCAACGAAGATGATATGATGACTGATTACTTCCACCGTTCGCATTACATTGACATCAACGTTGGTTCTTACGACAAACCTTATGTTTGTAACGTTGAGACCAAAGATCTTTCTGACCGAGTTGCTGAAGTCAAGGCGATCCGTGATGACCTAAAACAGGCGGCATAATTATGATGAAATTTGAAAACACTGCCCGAGTGGGAGATAGAATAAAATCCTTTGACTTTGAACCGATGGAAGGACGTGAAGATCGGTTCGTGGTCGGAGAGGTTGTGAAGAAGCATGAGTTCGGAACGGTTCACGAAGAAACTTTGATTCCATACTCTTGTTACATCGTGAAGTGTGAGGAGTCTTCGCACGATCAATATGAATTAGGACAAGAAGTGTTTGTTCCTTATGAAGTCGATTTTATGGAATATGAAGAAAGGGTGAAAAAATTATGAGTATTGTAGTTGGGGGTGAGTACTTAGTATTCGCCTCAAGTAAAAAATCGTTTATCGAAGAACTGGTGTATGGCAAAGGGTCTTTTGAAAATAAGGACTATGTCTCTGTAACTGTATCCGAGACAATGAGGAACGGATCATATATCATTCGTCCACAGAACGAAGAAGAGGTTGAGATGTTAGAAGGCGCAGCCTATGCGGACGATGATGAGATCTTTGAGTTCCAAGGTTTCGAAGACGTTGAGTTTCAAGAGTCGTATGACGGTTGCGGTATCGACTACGAGACCGAAGGCATGGGCGAAGAGGAAGAAGAAGAACTTCTCGATGAGTTGTACGATTCCGAAGACTGGCCTGACGAGTTCTTCTCCAAAAAAGGGTTTGAAGAAGTTGATTCTCGGTCATATATTATTGGCGCCGTGGACATCGAATCTGTATAAATAATTACAAGATTGATCTGCTTTAATGATCCGCATTGGTTCATGCGTTAAAAGAATCGTATAATCCGAATAGGAGAAATGCGATGAGTTACGAACTAACTTACAGAGGTGTAACATACACCAAAAAAGTTAAAGCAACTTCAGGCGTTAAGAAAGCGTCTAAGTAAGTTTAACAAGAGGGCGACTTTAGTTTGCGAAGATTACTATATATTGTTATGAAGACTAAAAGTCGCCCATTTTATAAATAACAGTGAAGTGAGATTTTACAAATGATTACTAATACGAAACAGGTATTCGAGATAATCGAAGAGTTCGAGAAAGCAACTAACAAAAAAGGACGTTTGGAAGTACTGCAACGGTACTCTGGAAATCAAGCGTTGACAGACGTGCTACGTGGTATGTTTGACGAAGTCCTAGTATTCAACCTACCCGAAGGTCGTCCACCGTATGTCTCTAATATACCTGAATCCGTTCCGTCCTCCCTATTAAAAGAACACCGTCAGTTCGGTTACTTTGTTAAGGGTGCAAAAGGCGATCGTCTACCCAGCTATAAAAGGGAAAACATGTTTATAGGCCTGTTGGAATCTATTCATCCAGCAGATGCCGAAATAGTTTTGTCAATGGTGGAGAAGAAGTCTCCAGTGAAATTTTTAACCAAAAAACTTGTACAGGAGGCATTTCCTAAATTAATCACAACGTAGTTCCTATAATAATAACATAAGGAGTATTATGTCGAGAAACCAAATAGAACGATTGAAGAAAGACAGCAGAGAGATTTCTCACCAGATCAAACGCCAACAGAAAAAAGGCAATGATTCGAAGGCACACCGCCTAATGGTGAAGGAAAGTTTTCTAAATCAAACCATAGAGGAATACTCCTCAACTCGATAAGGAAGGTGATCAAGTATCTCGTAGTGGGGATCTTGTGTCCCCACTACGTTTTTTAATGGAAATTGTTATGAACCTAGACTATCTACCGACAGGTCTTTACAAAGAAGGCCACATGTTACCTACTCCAGAGACTTTAGATCTTTGGAGAACCCTCAAAGAAACTACCGACTATAAAAGTATACTAGAAATAGGATTGAATGCTGGTCATAGTGCGGCTATTCAACTAGAACTTTTCCCTGACATAAAATTAGTTTCTCTGGATGTCGGTCGGCACAAGATTACCCTAGAGGCGGTGAAAGCGTTGTCCGAAAGATTTCCTGATAGATTCGAATCCATTCTCTGTCACAGTACCCCCTATGCAAATAGAGTCATCAGAGGGGAGTACCCTGCACCAGAAGTTGATGCGGTGTTTATAGATGGCGGTCATACTGAACGAGACGTGGTAAATGATCTCGACTTCTGTAAATGGTTAGGTGTCAAGGATGTATTTGTCGATGATACCAATAGTTCTGTAGTTTCTCATGTCTTGAGACGGTTTGTAGATAATGGTTCTATATATACAGTACAGGATTATCCTTACGAATGTCAAGGTGTCCAGTGGAAACATAACAAAGTAACTCATATTAGGTTTAATTAATGCCAACATATACGTATAAAGATAACGATACTGGTGAAGTGATAGATAAATTTCTGAAGATATCTGAACTAGATGACTTCGAAAAAAATAACCCCAATCTTACAAAAGTGATCGGTGCGCCTGCTTTGGTATCTGGACATAAGTCTGCACGTCAAATGGCAGGCAATGAATGGAACGACCATATTGGTCGAATCAAGAAAGGGTCTGGTCGAGACAATTCTATTAAAACATGAGAAAAGAAAAAACCTCCCCAATGAAGTTACGTATCGATGACCTACGTACATTCGAACCACTAACCGAAAACCAAGAGAAGGTTTACAAGGCGTGGAACGAAGACAACCATCTTGTACTGACAGGTTCCGCTGGTACAGGTAAAACATTCTCTGCCGTTTATCTGGGACTGGAACAAGTTCTGGATAAAGGCAATCAATTAGAAAAGGTCGTGATCACACGATCCATTGTACCCACACGTGAGATTGGATTCTTGCCTGGCTCAATGGAAGAAAAGATGGAACCATATAGTGGCCCATACCGTGCGATCTGTACCGAACTATTTCAAGACACAAAGGCATACGACAAGTTAGTTGAACAAGATGCCATTGAGTTCTTATCTACGTCCTATA